GATGGGAGCCTAATTAAATGGCAACAGTTTATAAAGTACTAGGGCAGTCTAATCCTGCAGCTACTACATTAACTTCTCTTTACACAGTTCCAGCACTGACTTCTACTGTAATCTCTACGATTACCGTAGCCAATATCAGTACTGGTGCTTTGACTTACCGAATTGCAGTGCGGCCTGCAGGTGCAGCTATTGCTAATCAACATGATGTTGCTTATGATGCTGCACTCCCTGCAAATAGCACAACTACCATTACTCTAGGTATTACTCTTGCAACTACAGATGTAATTTCTGTCTACGGCCCGCTTGCGGGAGGTCGGGAGGCGAGGGTCGGCCGGAGGCCGGTGCACACAGTCTGTCTTGTCTACTGTGTGCTGACTGACAGTGCCCTGGTGGCGCTGGTCAGTCGGGGGTACTATAGGGGGCGTGGTAGCCCCCTTATTTCTCCGACCGGAGGGAGGTTTTTTATGAAGCGGAGGCCGGTTTCGAAGTACAAGTCGGCCGGGAAGTTCCGGAAGGCCGTCGGGAAGACGGCGAAGAAGAACCTGGCGCAGCCAGGCCGCGGCGGCTTCCGGATTTAGTTATGAGCTGTATGACGCCGCGCGTCATGCAGGGCTCGGGTTCGAGGGTCCGACCTACGTCGGGCCCTCGTTCTTTTGTGCCGGAGCGTGAGGGACGAGTTTTCGAGGTCCCGTGTAATCGATGTGTCGGCTGTCGTCTGGATGTAGGTCGGATGTGGTCAATCCGGATCCAGCATGAAGCGCAGCTGTACGACACGTCGTTATTTTTGACGTTGACCTACGATGATTCTAAACAGGATTACGTAGGTCCGTCTCTCGAGTATCGGGACGTGCAACTGTTCTTGAAGCGGTTGCGGGACAAGTATCGGTATAAGGGCGTGAGCCCTGGACCGAAGGGGAATTTCCCCCTTCGGTTTTTTGTTGCGGGGGAGTATGGGGGGCTAACAGGTCGCCCCCACTGGCACATGGTGCTGTTCAATATGTGGTTTAAGGATTCCAGGCTTTGGTCGAATGGTGACTACTACTCTGAGGATCTGGAATGCCTGTGGAAGCTCGGAAATTGTACGTTGGGCTCGGTGACTCCGGGCCGTGCGTCGTATGTTGCTGGGTACGTGAACAAGAAGGCTCAGCCGAATTCCGCTCGGTACGAACGGATGAATTGGTATACCGGCGAGCTCGTGAGCGTGCGGCCGGAGTTTCACGAGCAATCCAGCAATCCGGGTATCGGTTACTGGTGGTATGAGAAGTATTCGCGTGACGTTTTTCCGAATGATTTTGCTGTGTCTGACGGTAAGAGGTGGAAGCCTCCGGTTTATTACTGGCGCAAGTTTAAGGAGATGGCGCCCGAACCTGTGGTAGAGGAGATCATGCATGATCGAATGGAGCGAGCTCGAGAGCGTCGCTCCGAATCTACGCCAGAAAGGCGTGCTGTTCGGGAGGAAGTAGCGGAAGCGAAGTTGCGTTTTTACTCTGACCGGAGGCTATGACGATGCAGATGTATTCGCTCCTCGACAAGAAGGCTGGTTCGTTCGGTGGTATTCTGTTGGCCCAGAGTGATGGGCATGTGTCGAGGATCATTGCCGAGCGCTTTCGCGGTAGCGGGGATACGGTCGAGAAGTATCCGGAGGATTTCGACCTGTACGCGCTCGGGGATTACGACCTTGACACGGGCAAGGTCGTGTCGTTGGTGAAGTTCGTGGTTAACGTGGCGGTTGTCCTTCCGATAGGAGGCTAAGTGCCCAAGGGTCCGATGCGTAAGGTGCAAACCAACAGGTTTGCTATGACGCCTCAGAGTCATGTGCAGAGGTCTGCTTTCGATTCGCAGCACACGCACAAGACTACGTTTGATGCGGGTAAGTTGATTCCGTTTTATGTCGATGAAGTGCTACCCGGTGATAGCTTCCGGGTGAGGTTGTCGGCGTTCGCGCGTCTAGCGACCGCGATTGTGCCGGTGCTGGACAACCTGATTTTCGAGACGTTTTTTTTCTTCGTTCCCAATCGCCTTGTGTGGTCGAATTGGGAGCGGTTTATGGGAGAGCAGCTGAGTCCGAGCGATTCTACGGACTTCGTCACACCTCAGATGGAGGCTACGTGGTCTGAGATTTCTCTCCCTGGGAGCATTTACGACTACCTGGGCATTACCGTGAATGGTGTCACGGGTGTCGGTGTGTTCTCGGTGAATGCTCTCCCGTTCCGGGCGTACAATCTGATCTATAACGATTGGTTCCGGGATGAGGATTTGGTTACGCCGCTGACGGTGAATACGGATGATGGCCCGGATACGAGTGCGGATACGGGTCTGCAATTCCGGATGAAGCGGCACGACTATTTCACGACGTGCCGGCCGTGGCCTTCGAAGCCGGTGATGATGCCGGGTATCGGCGGTTATACGGCGGGTGACGAGCTCCGGAACGTTGTTCCCGGTCAGGATTTCTTGTGGACTCAGTTCAACTCGCAGGCCGGTATGGGTATTCCGGTGAGCGGCCTGGGCGTCGGGACGTTGGCGACGACGTCTGGTGGTCCTTTTGATGTGTTCGAGCCTGGGCGGCGCCCTCAGATTTATGCGCCGGCGTATGGCGGCGGTGATCTTTTCATTCGGGCGAATGAGCCCGATGGGACGCCGAGTGTTCGAGTGCTGGTGAATGACATTCGGACGGGTCTGATGTTCCAGCAGTGGATGGAGCGTAACGCCAGGGGCGGTACGCGGTACGCCGAGTTGGTGCGGAAGCATTTCGGCGTTACGTCTCCGGATGCGCGTCTCCAGCGCCCGGAGTATCTCGGTGGTGGTCGTACCTATATCACGACGAATCCCGTGGCCCAAACGTCGGCGAGCGGGATTACCGGGAGCACGACGGTCCTGGGAGAGCAGGCGGCCACGGGTACCGTGCAGGCGTACGACCACGGGTTTTCTCAGTCGTTTACCGAGCATGGGATCGTGCTCGGGATTTTGAACGTGCGTGCGGATTATACGTATCAGCAAGGGAATAACCGCATGTGGTTCCGGAAGTCGAAGTTCGATTATTTCTGGCCGGATTTTGCTCACCTGGGTGAGCAGGCGGTTATCCGTAAGGAGATTTTCGCAGATGGGAGTGCCGAGGACGACAACGTTTTCGGCTATCAAGAGCGGTGGGCAGAATACAAGTATCTGCCTTCGCGGACGTCCGGATACATGCGGTCCTCGGTGGCGACGCCGTTGGACATGTGGCATTTCGGCGAGTTTTTCAATCCCGCTCCGGTTTTGAACGGTACGTTTATGCTCGAGAACCCGCCGCTGTCGCGGGTTCTCCAGACTGGTGTCTTTGCGAACCAGTCGTTTTTCTGCGATCTGCTCTTGGATCGGCGCTTGGTGCGTCCGATGCCTATGTATTCGATCCCCGGTGTCGGGGTGAGGTTGTAGTATGTGGCCCGCTTTGATAGCGGGTGGCGCGGCGCTTGTGTCGACCGCGCTGGGTGTTCGTGAGGCGCGCAAGAATCGGGAATGGCAAGAGCGTATGAGCAACACGGCTCACCAGCGGGAGGTTAAGGACATGATGGCCGCTGGTATCAATCCCGTTATGTCGGCGCGCGGTGGCGGGGCTTCGACCCCGCCCGGTGCTATGGCTGATTTTTCGGAGTTGCCGAGAGCCGCTGGTACTGCGTTGGCGCTGAAGCAGGCTGAGGCGAATATCGAGTTGACGAAGGCGCAAGCCGCTCTGACTCGAACGCAACAGGGCGATATCATCACCACGGCGGCCTCGGGTAGGTATCGTGATATCTCCGCGCGCGCGAATCTTTTGGAGTTGGATTATACCCAGCGTGTGGAGTTGTTTCAGACGGTGAAGAAGCAAGCGGAAGCGCAGTTGGCTTTAACGCAGAGTTCTGCGCGAGCTGGTAACGCTCGAGCTGCGCTGGACGAGCTGGATAAGGCTCGGGCGATGAATGCGGCGCAGCTCGAGGAGTGGTTGAAGGGCGGTAGCCCTGGTGTCCGTCTGTTCTTGGATGTCCTGCGTACTCTAAGGAGGTAGCGTGGACAAGTTGACTGGGACGCGGGCGCAGTTTTACGACCCGCGTGCAGAGTCGGATGCGGTTGCTGTGGACACGGGGTCGGAGACCCTGGTCCAGCAGAGCTTTAAGGAGGAAGTCGACGTCAATACGATCGCACGGCGATTCGGTGTCACTTCCTCGATGGCGTTGGGACCCGGTAAGCCGATGTATGGCGATTTCACCGGGATTACGGATTTCGATTCCGCGGTGGCCCTGGTGGACGGTGCGCGGAAGCGGTTTGGGAAGTTGCCGGCCGAGCTGCGCGAGGAGTTTGGCAACGACCCTGCGAACCTGGTACGGTTCGCGTCTTCCTCGACTCCGGAGGAGTTCGAGGAGTTTTTCGCTCCGGAGCCTGCTCCGGGCGGTGAGGCGCCTCCGGCGCCGCCTGGTACCCCGTGAATCTTCAGTACGGGGTTTTTCAGTGGCCGCAGATGAGGCGGCTGACGTGTTATCGTTTCGTGTGGAGTTCGGACACGTGGTATTTGGGCCTGTTTGGCCCTAGAGGTATAGACAGGGCGTAGCTCGCGCAGCTTGCTGCGCGTGCGGAGACCTGTACGGGAGAGGCGTGGTTTGCCTCTCCCGTTTTTTTTTCGTTTCGGTTTCCGGTTGGCTAGAGGCCTAACCGGTAAGTTTGCGGTCGCCCTCCAGGCGAGCGCTCTACCCCGATTCAGTACCTCAACGCGCGCGCGCGCGGGCGCGATAACACCACGCCCCCACCCGCACGCGGTGAGGTACTAAAGT